CACAAGCATTTAATGCAGTTGAAACAACGGTTTCCGCATTGACACAAGAAGTTATTGACAATGAACTTATCACAGTATCAAGTATTATAGAATTAGGAGATGCTGCTGGTACACTTGATGAAAATAACAAAATAAATTATATACAAAATCAAAACGCGCATTACATAAGTGGTGCAACATCATTGGCTAACGCTGATGATTTACTTGATGCAGCAATATATGCTGTCGCAAGTGGCGCAATTAGTGGGGTTAACGTAAATGGAGTAACTGCCACAGTAACTGATAATGTTGCTAATGTTACAATCAGTGGTAGTGATGCAAATGTCGGCACTTATACTTCAGTTGAATACCCAGAAGAATTTACAGCAGCAACCAATGTTAGTGGTAGTCAGACAATTGCGCAAGCATTTAACGCAGTTGAAACAACGGTTTCCGAATTAACACAAATTGTTTTTGATGATGAACTTGCAACAGAACATATCGCAAAGGCTATTGCAGATGCTGCTGGAACTATTGGTGAAAACAATGAAATAAAATATGTTGTTAACGATGATGCTCACTATATAAGTGCTGCAACGTCTTTGTCAAATGCTGACGATTTGCTTGATGCTGCATTATATAGTATTGCAAGTTCTTCTCAAAACTATATTAGCGGTGTAAGTATTAATGGTGTAAGTGGTACAGTAACAGACAAGGTTGCTAGTGCCGTAATCAGTGGCAATAACATAAATGTTGGTACATATACTTCAATTGAATATCCAAGTGTTTTGAGTGGCGCAACACCAATTAGCGGAAATCAAACTATTAATCAAGCATTTAGTGCTGTTGAAACAACAATTTCAGCATTAACACAAGAGGTGTTGAATGATGAATTGGTTACAGAAAAGGCTATCAAAGCATTGGGTAATGCTGCTGGTACAATTGATTCAAATGATAACATCAAATATGTTGCACCATCATCAGCAAAATACATAAGTGTCGCAACATCAGTTTATGATGCAACTGTATTGCTTGATACTGCACTTCAAAACAATTCGGGTTCTATTTCAAGCATCACACTCAATGGTACAGCCGCAACAATTACAAATAAAGTTGCAGCATTGACAGCAAGTGGCAGCAGCATCAATGTAGGTTCTTACACATCAGTAACATATCCAGCATCATTGACTGGAGCGTCAAATGTAAGTGGTAGCCAAAGTGTTGCACAAGCATTTAATTCAGTTGAAACAACAATATCAGCCGTTACCGAAGAATTGGCAGATAAAGCCGACAAGGTATTTGTTATAAATCACGGAACATCAGATACAACTTTTTCCATTACGCCAAACAAACACCATATTTGGGGAAGTGTACAAAATCTTACATTAACTTTAGCACAGCCAACTGATAATACTATTGTTAATGAATATTTGTTTACATTTACTTCACCAGCAATTGCAACAACTTTAACGTTACCTTCAAGTGTACTTTGGTCATTTGAATTGGAAATAGAAACTGGTAAAACTTATGTTGTTTCTATTATTGATAATCTAGCAACGTATTTGACTAATGATATGGAAATAATTGGCGCGGACGAAGCAACACTATCATTGAAAGAAGATATTGCAAATAAAGTAACAACTATAGATATTAATAGTAGTGATGTTCAATATCCTTCAGCAAAATGTGTATATGATTACATTGAATCAAAATTAGCAGCATTACAACAAACATAATTAATAAAACATTTGTTAGAAATGAGTAGAACAAGAAGATTTGTGCCACACGTTAAAATTAAACACACTAATTATTTCAGATTGACAGCTGAAGAAGACAATGTTGTTTTTAGAATGATAATTGGGAAAAACGTTTCAACATCGCTACTTGTTTGGGTTGAATATTCAACTGACGATGGAGAAACGTGGGTGAGAACAAATAATATAAATAATCAAACAGTAACCATTGAAATGCCACCAATCAACACAAACGAAAGCATTATTATGAGAGGAAATGGCGTGTCTATGGGATATTATTATACAACTAAAGATGACTATACACAAATAAAGAACAATACAAAAAAATTCAGTGTTAGCGGATTAATAATGACATTATTAAAGGGTGCATTTGCAGATAAAAACACACGTTTGGATGACGGGACAGAATTTTCATTCAGAACATTGTTTGAAGCAACAAAAATAACACACGCAGACAAATTAATAATGCCTCCAAATGCAGTAAAAGACTGTTTTAATTCAATGTTCAAAAGTTGTTCAGAATTAGTTTCAGCACCACTATTGCAAGCATTGGTACTATTTCAAGGAAGCTACAAAAATATGTTTAATGGATGTTCAAAACTAAACTATATAAAAATGTTAGCTGTCGATTTGACAAACATTACAAAAGAAACTGACAAACCATTGAACCAATGGTGTACTGGGGTTTCTGCAAATGGTACATTTGATAAAAACAAGAATGCAACTTGGAACGTTAGAGGGGTAAATGGAATACCAACCAAATGGGAAGTTCGTCTAGTTGACCCAGAAATATAAAAATAAAATAGATAAAATAAAATTATATGAAAAAATATTATAAAGTTGTTGACGGTCAAGTTATTTTTGCTAGAAAAAATATTGTTGTCGGTGACATGAGAATTTTCAACCCAACAGAAGAACAACTTATTGAGGCTGGTTATCAAGAATGGGTAGAACCAGAAATAGAACCATATGTTCCATCATTGAAAGATGTCATTTCGAATAAAATTTCTGATATAAACGAATATGACACTTCTGACCAAGTTAATTCTTTCACAATTAACGGAATTAGCGGATGGATTGACAGAAACACAAGAGTTGCACTTCTACACGCAATTGATGTTGTTGAACAAAACGGTGGAACAGAATATACTGTTTGGTTTGAAGGAATCCCAATGACTTTACCAATTCAAACAATCAAAGAGTTTTTGAATGCACTTGAATTATATGCAATTGGTGCTTTCAATGTCACAAACAGACATATTATGAATGTAAGACAATTGCAAACAATAGAAGAAGTTGAAAATTATGATTTTACTATAGGTTATCCAGAAAAAGTTGTTGTGGATATATAACATAATAAAAAAAAATATTTAATATGAAGTATCTAAAATATTTCTTAACAAGTGATGAACCTTCTATAGAATATGACTATAATTACATTTCATTTGTTGAAGAAGATGACACATTCTACGTGAAAGAAATGAAACATGATTACTCCAAAGATTATTTCACAGTTGTACTTTTAACTGATGGAACATTTGTATTTAAAGCCAATGAAGAATTGGAAGAAGGTAAATCAAATGCAGTATCATATTCAATAAATAACGGCGAGTGGCAAGAACCGACAAACAATCTAAATCTGAATGTAAACGCTAATGACTCTATTAGATTGAAAGGTAAAATGCAAGAAGATTATTCAGACAATATTGCGTATTCGAAACAATTGGGGATAGGCAAATTTATCGGAGGTACTGCCTTGTTTGAAATTAATGGAAATATAATGTCATTGTTCCTTGAGGATGATTTCAATAATTCAGAAAAATTAACCCCAATTTTGAGCATTTCGAGGTACACTTATTATGAGATTTTCAAAGGTTCAAATTTGGTTAGTGCAGAAAATCTGATTTTACCTTCAAAGACATGCTTTACTATGTATATGGCAATGTTTAAAGAGGCAACATTGTTGAAAAAAGCACCACAACTACCAGCAATTACAATGGAAAGTATGTGCTATTCAAGTATGTTCAATGGATGTGTATCACTTGAAAGTAGCCCTATTCTACACGCAGACGAATTAGTAAGTATGTGTTATGCAAGTATGTTCAAAAACTGCACCAATCTCAAGAATATTACAATGCTTGCAACAAAAGGTGTTACAAGCGGATTAAATGGTTGGGTTTCTGGTGTTGCAGAAAGTGGAACGTTTGTTAAATCACAATCAATGACAACATTGCCAAGTGGTGATAGTGGTATTCCAAATGGTTGGACTGTTGTTGATGCTGAATGATTTGTTAAAAAAAATAAATGCCAAGCAAATTTCACATTGCTTGGCATTTATTTGTTATTTATTGTATGAATACGAAATTTCCATTTGTGTCTATGATTTTTGGTTCTCCGTTTACCACTACAGAAGCGCGGTCATAAACGAAATAGGATGTCTTGTCAAACCAAACATCTGAAAGAAGGTTTCCTTTTGATAAGGAAATGAAATTTCTTTTTTCTGTTCCATCAATATTTTTTACCACAGTAAAAATACCCTTATATGAATTGCCCAAAATTATGTCAAACCACAAGTCTGAAACGAATTTTTTGCTTTTTGCATCGAATAGGTTTTCCTCAAACTTATCGGTGGTCTTACGACGAGTCACATAATAAATGTCGCTTTTGTCACGAGACTGTGATAAAGTATAATACCATTCGTCAAGCACAAGATTTCCTTTGGTGTCAAGGAGGTTGTATTTTCCGTTTTTAATCACAATTGACAATTTGTTGGAATCAAAATCTTCGATGCCATCGAAATCATCACCAAGCAAATATTTTCCATTTGTGCTGATGATATTGTCTTTGCCATTGTTTTTTGTAACTATTGCAATGCCAAACTCAAACGATTTTGCATGAGCAACAAATTCATTTAGAAGCAACTTCCCATCATAGTTGATGTAATTGTATTTACCACCCAACGAAACTACAGCATAACCATTTTCGAAATCGTTCATCTTGTCATACCAAGTATCACACAGAAGGTTTTTGTTTTCATCAATCAAATTGAACTTGAATTTTCCGTCCTTGTCTGTGAAAAATACAACAAATCGGTCTTTTCTTGAAAGTGTAAGAACGATACAATCTTTGTCTGAAATTTTAAAAGTAATAAACATAATTGTTTGTTTTTATTTGTTTGTTTAATTTTTACGATGCAAAGATAGTTGATTTTTTCTTATCTCCAAAATTATTATTGTTAATAAATGTTAATAAATCATTTTTTCTTTCACATATTGCATTTTATTGCGTGCTGTATGCTTTTATTGTCTGAATTGATAAAACGCTTACAGAGTGAAAATAAAGCCAAATACAAGTGTTTTATTGCTTGTATTTGGCTTTATTATTGTTTATGTTATTGCTCTACCTTAGTCCAATTATATTTTCCTAAATAATAGTTTGCATTCTGCATCCAATTATCGTATCCACTACTTCCACTTGGAACATATAATGTACCATTTTGTACAATGCCTACAAATGTGGTCATTGATATTGTTGGTGCAGTTGTTGCTAATGATGTAATACTTGCCAAATTACTACAACGTCTTAAAACCCCATAACCTAGATTAGTTAAACCATTTCCAAAAGATATGCTAATCAAACTTGTACAATTCTCGAAAGCAGAATTACCAATACTTGTAACATTATCAGGTATTTCTATGCTTGTTAAACCACTACAAGAAGTAAATGCACTTGCACCAATACTTGTAAGACCATTGCCTAAATCTATACTTGTTAATCCACTACAACTATAGAAAGCATAATCACCAATACTTGTAACACTATCAGGGATTGCTATACTTGACAATAATGTAAAACCACTGAAAGCATAACCCCCAATGCTTGTAACATTATTTGGTATGTTAGTATTATTACAACCAAATAACAGAGTATTTGTTGCTGTTTCTATTATTGCATTGCAATTATTTCTTGAATCATATTTTGCATTATTTATGCTAACAACAATATTTGTTAAACCGCTACACTGCGCGAAAATATAATTACCAATACTATTAACTCCACTTCCAATAGTTACACTTGACAATGAATAGCAATTTGCAAATGCCATATAATCAATAGTTGTAACACTATCTGGTATTTCTATGCTTGTTAAACCACTACAATATCCAAAAGCATAACCCCCAATACTTGTAACACTATCTGGTATGGTTATACTTGTTAATGATTTACAACTAACGAAAGCATCCCTACCAATACTTGTAACACTATTTCCTATTGTTACACTTGTTAATGATGTACAAGTATTGAAAGCACCATCACCAATACTTGTAACACTATTTGGAATTGTAATACTTGTTAATCCATAACAATTATGAAAAGCACCACTACCAATACTTGTAACACTGTTAGGTATTGTAACGCTTGTTAATCCACTACAATTTTCAAATGCAGTATAACCAATACTTGTAGCACCATTTCCTAAATCTAAACTTGTTAATGAAGTACAACCAGAGAACGCACAATTACCAATACTTGTAACACTATCTTGTATTTCTATGCTTGTTAAACCACTGCAAGAAGTAAATGCACTAGCACCAATACTTGTTACTCCACTTGGTATTGTAATAGTTACTAATTTTGGACACATACCAAAAGAATCGTCTCCAATTGTTTTTAGCCCATTTCCAAAAGTTACGCTTGATAATACGCTTTGATAAGAGCTATAACTATGGAAAGCTCTATCGCCAATGTTTTCAACATTATCTCCGAATGTTATTGTTTTTAAATTGTTGTTAAAATACCATAAGTTAGATGGAACATTTTTTGCATTATAAAACAAATGTTCAACACAGCTACAATAATAAAATGAATAACTACCAATACTTGTAGCTCCACTACCAACAGATACATTTGTTAATCCACTACAACTATAGAAAGCTCTATCACCAATAGTTGTAACACTATCTGGTATGGTTATACTTGTTAATGATTTACAACTATCGAAAGCCTCCCTACCAATACTTGTAACACCATTGCCTAAATCTAAACTTGTTAAACCACTACAACTATAGAAAGCATAATCACCAATACTTGTAACATTATCTGGTATTTCTATGCTTGTCAACCCACGGCAATAATAAAATGCATAATTTCCAATACTTGTAACACCACTACCTAAATTTATGATTGTTAAACCACTACAATAAGTAAATGCACTTGCACCAATACTTGTAACACTATCTAGTAGGGTTACATTTGTTAATGCCGAACATCCACTGAATGCTGTATTACCAATACTTGTTACATTACCTCCTAATGTTAACGTGTTTACTTTACTATTTCGTAAAAATGGTAAACTTGCAGAGTTATAATTCAATGTTGTTAAGTTAGGAAAAACTTGAATATTAAATGCTGTTTTCATTCCAGTTCCAACAGTTAAACTAGTAACTGCACTACAACCTCCGAACGATAAATTACCTGTTTGTCTAACTCCATTTCCAATTGTGATTTCTGTTAAACCGCTACAATTATAAAAGGCATAACTTCCAACATATGCTACACTATTTGGCAATGTTAGACTTGTTAATGATGTACAATTATAAAAGGCATAATCAACAATTGCTGTTACTCCAAGAGGAATATCGATGCTTTGTAAATTAACACAAGATGTGAATGCAGAATAAACAATTGTTTGTAAACTTTGTGGTAAAACAACACTTGTTAAACCACTACAGTTTTGAAATGCACAATTATTAATTTGAGTTACACCCAAAGGTAATGCAATACTAGTTAATGATGAACAGTCACAAAACATATATGGTGGTATACCATTAGTGGAAGAAGATTGAGGTAGTGTTACGCTACTTAACGAACTACATCCAGAAAAGGCAGCATAAGCGTTACTCAAACTTGTACTTCCATATGGTATTGTTACATCCTTTAAGTTTGCGCATCCTTGGAAAGCATAACCACCAATACTATTGCATAAATTTGTTGTTGCAGCCGAAACAACAGTATCTTTATATGGCTGTATCATTGATTGTGTTAATTGCCCATTACCAAAAAGTTCAACAACTGAATTATCATTCAACTTTAACTTACAAATAGGCATTTTCAACGCATAAATATCATTAACTTCTTCTACAAATGATATGTTAGGTCTTGCCAAATTATCTTTTTCAGCAATAAATTCTGCTGTGGTGCCAAATTTTCTAATATATACCATAATATAATGATTTTAATTCAATTAAAAAAAAAAATAGTCTGAGCAAAATCAGATTTTACTCTATCTCCATTATTTATCTATAAATATTTTAGAATATACAAAAAAATGGCATCAGTCAGATTTTTTATCTAACTGGTGCCAAATTGTATATCATTTCCTTTTTTAAATTTTGCATAAATGATTTTTCGGTGTCAACAGGTATATAGTTTCATTTTTTATTCCAATAATAACTCTCTCAATTTATTTATTTTGCCATCAGTAATTCCAAGGATAGTCTTAGCCAAATAATAAGCCAAAGTATACGAATCGTTACGTTTTGATGTATCTTTTATCTTGGCTTGAAGTTTGGTGATGAATGTTCTAAGTTCTCCATTAGAGCTTTCCTCCCAATTCCAAATCTTTGAGTTTCCGCAACGGTCGAGACCAGACAACTCCCAATGTCCTTCACAGTATCCAAGTGGCATACCGCAAAGTCCTTGTATCATCCAAGCCATTGTACCTGTTCTATCACATCCTTGCCAACAGTTGAAAAGAACGTTTTTGCCATTAGAAAGTTCATTTACAATTGCATTGAATGCGTTTTTGAAATTTGCTTTACTTGTCGATGAACAAGTGAAAACTTCTGAATAAGCTGGAATATTATATTGATATGTCTTTTCAAACAAATCAGCTCTTGCTGGTTCTGAAGACGAACGTAAGTTTACTTGTACAGTAATCTTAAGTTGGTCTCTCAAGTACTTGTGGTCAGCAGATTCAACCTCAACAGAATCTGGGTTTTCAGAACGATAAAGCCTACCATACTTGATGCCATATCCACCCAAGTCTCTGAAATTACGTGGTTCCTTAGAAGAGAAAGTACCCATCCATCTTACTCTACCGACCGTCTTGAAGTCTCCGCTTTGCAATACTTTTGTGCCGTTATACATAGTCCAATGATATTGCTTGTTTGGAATCAAAGAGAAAATTCTAAACACTTCCTTGTATGGGAATACTTCCCAAGAAGTTTCACCTTCTGATTCAACAACAATCTTATCACCCTTTCCGTAAATAACATATGGATTGCAGCATTCAGTCCAAGATGCGGAAGAATGGTCTTGCGTCATAAACAAGTATTTCCAAACCTTACTGTAGTCGCTTTTGCTATAACCACTTTCTGGTAAAGAATCGAAAAATTCCTTAACTGCAAAGTTGTCAATATTATGAACTGGGATTCCATCATCATCTTCATCTGATGGTGGTACGATTGGAAGTGTACTAAGGGCATCTGAATACCCTTCTTGATAACCTCTATTATATCCTTCTTCAGATGCTTGCTGTATTGCACTTTCAGTGCTAGCAACACCTTCATCAAATGCCTCATTCAAAATAGACACCATTTCATCTTGTTTACTCATATTATTTATTACTTTATTAATAAATATCTTAATTTTATCAATTATTCCCAATACTTTCTATATTTATTCAACCATTGTTCTGGTGTCATATCTTGTTGTTGCCAACTACCACCTTTCATATGTTCCACATAGTCAGTAAAGTTTATATCAAAATGTTCATATTTGTTTGCTGCAATATAGAAATAAGCACCAGTGTCATATCTATCAGCTTGTGGTGTTTTTCTCAATCCATGCATATAATTGTCATTGAAATAATGTATTCCCTTTTCCTTGCATTTCTTTACATTGATAAAGCATATAAATGGAAGGATTCTTTTTATCTGTGAAGCTGGTTGTGTAGTTGTGTCAGCTATATAAACATATGCATCATTATACAAATTGCTGATGTCCCTCTTGAGCAATATATCTGAATCCAACAATATGAAACTGTCATTAATAAGTTCCATACATTTTTCAATACTGATTGCGTGTTTTGCACTTCCCCATTTATTTCTCTTACCACATGATATATGTCTATTTGGGTATTTTTCCAAGAATTTATCGAAGTTAATAATTTGGCCTTTGGTGTTGTCAAACACAGTAATTCTTTCGTCTTTTGATTCAAACTTTTCAGTGTCGCTGTTATCAAATATATATAGATGATATTTAGGGACAAACTTGTTTATACTCTTTATCAAGTGCTCTATCAAGTTATTAGTATTATAATTTACGACACATAACTTTATTGGGTTATTATCTTTACGTTTGACCATCTCCTTACTTGCCAATGGTTTTTTCCTATGACTTTTTGGTGTTAGCATACCATTTGCCTTGAAATATTTTACCTTTACATTTGTCTTCCAAACGCTGTAAGAGAATGACAGTTGGTCTCTCTTACTTCCATTGACAACTTCGTTAGCCCAAGTATCCATAAGTTTTTTACACCTTTCATCGTTATGGAACCTAACAATAAAATTTGTTTCTGGTAATCCATATTTTTCTGGAAAACCTTCCTTTTTATACCTATCCATTTGCTTTTTCATAACTTGTGGGTCATCCTTCTTCATTCTTTCACAAGTCATACGCTCTTGATAGGCACATGTTCTTACTGGGTGTTTCTTAACAAATACACAGTTATCGTCATCTACAAATGTATTTATATATTTGTCAAAATCAAAATCTAATGATGTGTTTCCATCAACCCAAATTGACAAATCATACTCTGGTAAATATTTATGTGGGCAGATTTTTACCATTCTTTGCTGCCTCGTTTGGTCAAGATGCATAACATCTTGCGGCATTTTACGTATTTCCCACACTGTTGATGTGAGATTCGGATTATCTGTAAAGCATATATAGTCATACTTGCCATATTTTCTAATTGGTTCTGCCAATGTATCATAATTACCAGTTATGCAAGTAAATATTACCTTTTTAGCCTTTTCAACCTTATCTGATTTTATTGTAACTGTTGGTAGTACAACTTTTGGTCTATTTGCAGCAGTTTTCAACGAAACACTTGAACTTGTAGTATCTTCAACCATTTCTCCCATAATTTCACTTGTAGAGGCAAAATTTCCTCGTGTTCTTCTTTTAATTTTTTGAGATAATACACTATTTCTTTTGGTTATCATAACATTACTTTTATTACTTAATATTTATAAATAGGTATTAACTAACTAATTTTTATATAAAATGAGTCAAAATGGCTAAAATTTTAAATACAGTTTTTCAAGGCTTGGATAAAGCTATAACTGGTGATTGGGGTGACGATGTAAACCAAAGACACGTCAACAGTTATGACATATCAACAGCCGAAGGTGAAAAGATTTTATACAAAACAACAGACAAGCAAGACTACGAAAAACAGAAGTTGGAATTGCAACAGAATTCGTGGCTGAATGACAGATGGGTTAAGGCTAATGTGGACTTGTCAGTTCAAGCTTTTGCTGGTCTTAACAACGTCAAATTAATGTATAGGGATGCAGACCTTATGGATTCATTTCCAGAAATCGGTGCTGCATTGGATATAGTTTCTGAAGAAAGTTGTATCAACAATGACAAGGGTCAAGTTATCAATGTAACTTCAAAATCTGATAGAATCAGAGCCATATTGGAAGATTTGTTCGTGAACAGACTTGACATTCAAGTAACTGCACAAATGATTGTCAGAGGAATGTGCAAGTACGGAAATATGTTTATGATGCTAAACCTTGACCATAAAAATGGTGTGCTAGGATGGAGACAACTTCCAGTATTTAATGTCGAACGATTAGAAAATGGTATTGAAAATCCTTATGGTGGACAAGGATACAGACTTGCTCAAAACATTGACAAAAACACAGACCTATCCACTAAATTCATATGGACAGATGAAACAAGTGAACAGATACCTTTCAGAAATTGGCAGATTGCTCACTTCAGATTGATTACAAACTCTCTATATCTTCCTTATGGTTGCATAGTTGGAGATACAAGAATTGAAACCGAATTTGGGTATAAGGAAATGTCCAACATAGACATTGGTGATAAAGTGTGGACATTTAATATTAATTCTCATATGAGAGAATTAGGTACTGTCACTATGTTTATGCCTAAAGGTGAAAAAGATGTATATAAAGTTTCAACATTTCACAATGAAATAGAAGGAACTGAAGACCATAAATTACTGATTTATGAAGATAATAATTTAGTTTATAAAGAAATAAAAGACCTCAAAATCGGTGATTTACTAATTGTTGATAACTCTTATAACAAACAAGAAAAAAAATATGATTTATCCAATAGATTAGCAGATGGCTTTAAGACAGAAAAGATAAGTAAAATAGAATATGTAGGCAAGAAACAAACATATGATTTTACAGTAGATAACGAAAACAGTAATTTCTTTGCTAACGGTATTGTGACGCATAACTGTTCTTATCTTAATGCAGCAAGAAGGCATTGGAGAATGCTGTCTCTTATGGAGGATATGATGCTCATTTATCGTCTTGAACGTTCAATAGAACGAAGAATCTACAAGATTTACGTTGGTGCAATTGATGATGCTGATGTTCAAGCTTATGTTCAGCAAATTGCAAACAACTTCAAGAGAACACCTATCATCGACCCTATGACTGGTCAGATAGACTTGAGGAAAAACATCATGCCAGTTCATAAAGACACACCAATACCATTATTGGATGGTAGAACGATTACCATTGAAGAATTGGCAAAAGAATTCAACAGTGGTAAAACAAATTATGTCTATTCAATTCAAGACAAGACACATAGAATTGTACCAGGAAAAGTTGCGTGGTGTGGTAAAAACTATACAGCAGACAAACTTGTTAAAATAACATTTGATGATGACTCTTATTGCATTATGGCACAAGAGCATCCATTGATTATGCGTGATGGCTCAAAAAAACGAGCAGATGAAGTCGCAATTGGTGAAAGTGTTATGCCGTTTTATAGAAAAATTGACAAAAATAGTCAAAAATTATTTGATAGGTATGAACAAATATATAATCCAAATAGCGGCAAATTTGAATTTACACATCGTTTAATTGGTGAAAATGTTGAGAAAGAAAATGCTGAATATAATACAATTCACCATAAAGATTTTAACAAATACAATAACGAACCATCTAATTTATTATGGTGCGACTATTTTGAACACCATAAAATGCATTCTGAATTAGCAAGAAGAAATTGGAAAAATGAAGAAAAAAGACAAAAACATATTGAAAACTTAAAAAAATCATTAAAAGGGAGAATAATATCACCAATACATAAGCAAAATATTTCGAATACTTTAAAAATTAAATATGCTAATGGTGAATTAGATTATACTAAAGAAATTAATAAAAAACGTATCATCGAATATAATAAATTAGAAACAACAAAACAGTTAAGAAGAGAAAAAGGATTAGAAATTGGATATAGGAAAGATTTTGAAGAATATAACAATTCAGAATTGCATAAACAACATGATGCAATAAGAAGAATTGCGAGCAAAAACAGTTGGATTGGTGAAGGTAGTGCTAATAGAATTCACAAAATGAATATTCATTTTGATGATTTCATATGGAACTCAATATTGAATGAAGTATTAGCCCATAGAATCACAAAACGCAAAGAAATGCTTGATTATATTAACACTAATTTGATTGATTATCTAATTTCAATAAATGATAATAGAAGATTAGAGCATAATCATTTCATTTCAAGAGAAGTTTTGGAAAACAGAATCAAAGAAAAAGGTTTTGCTACAATATCAGCATATATCACAGAATCTTTAAAAAACCATACTATTAAAAATATAGAGTGGGTTAGTGGCGATGATGTTTATTGTATGACAGTTGTTGGTTTAAATGGCGAAGATGATAGGCACAATTTTGCATTAAGAACTTGGAATTCAAATGGTTCTATTTGTCAAAACGGTATATTCGTAAGTAATTCATGTGACCAAGACATCTTTATACCAGTTAGAGACCCATCCGCACCTACACCAATCGAGACACTTTCAGCAGCACAGAACTTGACAGCGTTGGATGACATCAAGTTTGTTCAAAACAAGGTTCTTACAGCTTTAAGAATACCAAGGACTTTCCTTAATTTCGATGAATCTCAAGGAAATGGTCAAAATCTTGCTTTGGAAGACGTGAGATTTACAAGAACTATCAATAGAATACAGCAAGCATTCCTTATGGAATTGACAAAAGTCGCAAGTATACACTTGTATTTGTTGGGATTCGATGATGACTTGACAAATTTCTCACTTTCAATGAACAATCCTTCAACTCAAGCAGAACAACTTGAAATTGAGAATGTTTCAAAGAAAATTGGTGCTGTTCAAACAGCAGTGGCAGACCCTGGAACTGGTATTCCTATTATGTCATTGCAAAGAGCTTTGAAGCAAGTTATGAAATGGAGTGACAAGGAGATTCAAGACAACTTTGAAGAGATAAGATTGGAGAAGGCGATTGCCAACGAACTCCAAATGACCAACCAAATCATCAAGCGTACTGGTATATTTGATAATGTTGATAGAATCTATGGAGAGCCTGGTGCTCAATATCAAGAGAATCAGAACCAAGGCGGTGAAGGTGATATGCAAGGCATGGGTGGTGGAGGTATGCCACCTATGGGAGGCGGTGGAGGTGACTTCGGCAATGGTCTTGACGAGTTAGGTTCACCAAATGATGATGGAATGGGTGAAATCGGTGGAGAAAGTGGTGAAATGCCAGCTGCTGATGCTTCCAATGTGTTAGGTGGAGATGAAGGTAGTACGCCACCAGAAGGAAACCCACCCCCAATGGAAGCAGTAAGCAAGAACAAACCTCTGTTGATTGAAAAAATAGAGAGAAATAGAAGAAATGATTCACAAAGAAACAGAACAATTGTTTCAAGACCAGATATTCTTGACAAAACATTGTTAATTAACGAGGAATTCAACAATATGATTTCATCTCTTGACGAATTTTTGGATAATGAGAAAAAATAACTTAAAAAAATATTTTTAGAACAATAATGGAAGATTATGTAAATCCACACATACAAGAGTGGCAGCAATACACACAGCAAATGGTAGAAGCAATGAATAGTGGAGATGTTGGACGTGTCGAACAACTCAAAGCTCTTTCTGATGAGGCTTACAACCAATACAAAACTGAAGCAGACAAGATGTATTCGTGCAATGGCTTCTCTTCTTGCAATGAAGCAATCCAAGATTCGCTTCCAAGATTAGTTAAGGAGAATACAAAAGCTGTTAGAGAGATTATGCAGACCATTATGGAGGATAATAACTTGAAGGCGCAGTTATCATTCTACAATAGTATCAACAAATGCAGTTCTGATGATACTATTAGCTACATCAACGAGGCCATACAGCTTGTGTTACCAAACATCGACTTGAAAACAATCAAGGAATCAAACAATAAACTTATAAAATTGGTTAGAAAATACGGTATTTTACCAGAAAGTAAATTTTCAGATGAAAAAACTCGTATGTTTGAAAGCTGTGACTACTTGATGTCACACAAAAAGAAGATTACTAACCTAAATGAGTATAAAAAAAGCTTGAATACTCTCAATGAATATGTTAAACAGCATAAGAATAGTGTAAATGAGACAAAATTTAATGCTGATGCTGTAATGAGAGAATTTGACAACAAGTATTATGGCTTGCTGAACAACGAGGAAAGAAATT